CTATGACACGACACACCAAAAATTTTTCAGCATGTTGTGTCATAGGACCCATGCTGTGAAAATTTGCCCTTATACTGGGACTTAGAAAATGTTAAGTTTCGGCAATGCCACCCTATATAGTAGATATAGGGTACTACCTTAAATTTTATCAAATGCTTGATTATTCTTTGGAATCGTAACTTTCACAAGCATATCCCTGATTGACATATAAACAAAATCTTAAGTTTTTCAAATCACCCAAAAATAAATTACAAATCTTTTAAAGTTATATAAACTGCTTCTGGTCCTTCTGATTCTGCAACAACTCTTCGGGATTTTATCCAATGTTCCAAATTGCCCAATTTTTTATATTGGAGTCCATAAAGGTAATCGTAAGGTAAATTTTCCACTGAATTTTTTAATTTTTTACCAATTCCTATTTTTTGATATTCTGGTAAAACTGCCAAGACTACTCCTTCCAATCCTTTTTTATTTTTATAATCGGACAAATCTTCTTTGGGAATTGCCTTTTCTTCTTTGATGGCATCTTCCAATGAACGATCTCCCAACAAATAAATTCCTACTGTTTTACCGTTGACAACTGCTTTTAAAGATTTTTCCCATTTTACAGTATCTTCGAAATATTTTATATAATCTTTCAAATTATACTGGGGAAATGCTTGTTCAAAAATTTTTAAACAAATTTCTTTGTCTTTGTCATTTATATAAGAAATTTGAATATTGTTTTCATTCAAAATACTTTTATAAAGATTTTCCAGTATAACACTGTCTTTGTCCCGCATTCAAATATTTACCTAAAGGTTTACCTAAAGGTTTACTCTATCTTAGCTCCCTTGGAAAGATTTTCGTGTGCCCACAATGGTTGAAGGTTGGTATAGTGGAAACATTTCTTCTGCTGTTCAGGGTCTTTCAAATCAAAAGAAGCACAAGGAATAATATGATCTATATGCCATCCATACATTCCATGATTATCCCATGTCATTCCTTCTTTGAATTGAGATTGAATATATATTCTTGCTTCGTCCCAAGAACAACCTAAAAGCTTTGCTGTTTTAGCTGATTTCATTGTTTTTTGATTCAATAAAATTTCTCGAATTCTTGTTCTAAAAAATTCTGCAATTTTATAATTAATATCTGTTTGCAATCTTTTCTTTCTACGTTCGTTTATTTTTTTTCTATTTTCTTTGCGATATTGTTTTGTCCATTCTTTTATTTTTTCTTTATTAATAAGATCGTATTTTTTTCTCTTTTCTTTATTTTTAAGACGATACTGTTTTTGTCTTTCTTTTATCTTTTCTTTATTTTTAAGACGGTATTGTTTTTGTTGTTCGTTTCTCTTTTCTTTATTTTTTAAATAATCTAATTTGTTTTTTTTCAGTATTATTTCTTTATTTTTTTGGTAATATAATAGATTGGTTTTTTTTGTTTTTTCATCATATATTCTGTTAACACCATATATTCTTTTTTGATTATGGAATTTTTGGATACATTTTCTTGAACAACATATTTTATTGTGTGTAGTTTTCTCAAAAATTTTTTCACACACAGGACAAACTAATGTCGGCTTCTCAATTATCTCAAAAAAATCTAATTGTTGCATTTTTTCAAAATACTAAAAGGTTTACCTAAAGGTTTTATTAAAACTTGAAAGCTAACTGAACGATTTTTTCCGGCTTCTTTTTATTTTTCTTGATAGTTTTTTCAAACATAGGATCATTCATATCATATTGGTTTCCAATTATCGGTTTATGTTTTTTGGGAAACCTTTTCCAGAAAAATCCGCGATGAGATTTTTTTCTTTTGTTGATAACATCATACACCGATCTTCCATAATATCCATTGCTTTCCAAATCGTATAATCCTTCGTAAAAATTGATCAAATATCCTTGCTTGTCAAATTTACCTATAATACCCATGAATCTTAGACTTTTTTTACCACACATCCCTGCTCTATTGTTTCCTTTTTTCATTTCCAATTCTAGGTGTTCTTTATGGGTCAATTGTTGCAAATTGTACAAATTATTGTTTTGTCTTTGACCATCCCGATGATGGATTTGATAATTTTCCGGATTTTCTACTGGTTCAAAACTGAATTTGACCAAACGATGAATTTTCATATTTTTTACATATTTGCCATTATACAAGTTTACTACTTTGTACTTTTTTTTATCCAGAACTTCTTTTCTGATAAAATTTCCCTTGCGGACTCTTCCTTTGTTGGATACTTCGTATATATGTTTAAATTCTTCCAAATATACAGGTTTCCAGATTTCTTCGTTATTGTTCAGATTTTCGTTATAGCTCATAGTTTATTATATTATGATAGTTTTTAAAAAAGTCAAATTGGCTAAATAATAAAATGAATTTTTCTCAATTTTCCACTAAAGATTATGAAGGGGCGGGATTTTTGTTTATCACACCGAATAAAAGAATATTGATGCTGCAAAAACCGAATAAGAAATGGAGCTTGGTGGGAGGTCACAGAGAAAAGGGAGAAACGCCTTTGGAAACGGCGAAGAGGGAAACCAAGGAAGAAATTGGTTTTTTACCGGATGGAACAATTGTTGATTTTGTTCACTATAAAAAAATAGAAAACGATGCTTGGTGTTATTCTTTTATTATGCAAATTTCTTCCGAATTTAAACCAAAACTTTCTTCTGAACATATTGATTACAAATGGGTTCCTTTTAAAAAGTTGGAAAAATATACCTTGTCCAAAGCCGTCAAAGATTTGTTTCCGCATTTGCAGATAAATAAATATTAGATGATTTCATTCAAACAATATCTTTTGGAAAAAAAGAAAAAGAAAACTAAAAAAAGAAAAAAGAATACTCGTTCTCAAAAAGTTCAAGGAGGATTCTGGTGGGGTGCCGGTTATCCATATTTTGATTCCACAGCAAGTGGAGATGGAGGAGGAGAAGGGTAAATATTAAAAATGAAAAACAAAGATCATATACTTTTGGAACAAATGTATGCCAAGGTCAAACCTGTCAAACTATATCAAGAAGAATACACTGACAAAGTTGAAGACAATCGTTTTATTGCGGAAATTGAAGATATCATGGTTGATAATGTCGATCCGGATAGTTATTCTTTGGGAATTGAATCTGATAAGCTGACTCTGATCTATGAAATAGAATTTGATTTCCGCAAGTGGGGCATAAAAGATTTTCTCGTCCATCCCAAAAAGATTATGCCTTTCCGTATTGTTATCGAAGACGATTACAACGAAGAGGATTTTTCCGGCCCGAAAACTTTGGTGGATTTTTCCGAAGGGGTGGATGCTTCCGATTTCAAAACAACTGGGGTAGCTTTAAAACAAGCATATTCCCTTTATCCTACTTCCATAGAGTTGTCGATAAAGCAAATTGACGGAAAATGGCAAGTTATCCCCCAACAATCGGAAATAAGTTTTTCTTGATATTTTTTACCGATAAGGTAAATTTATCAAATGAGTGCAGGTAAAGGTGACAAACCCCGACATTGTTTCAGTAAAAAATTCAAAAACAATTTTGACAATATCAAATGGGCAAAGAAGGAAAAACCTTCCCAAAAAATAAAAAACAAAATTCGTTTTACCTACGGAACTTGAAACTTTCCAAAGACAAAGATTTATTCAAAACTTCTTTTTTATAGTCGTAAAGTTTTTTGATTGCTTGGTCATGTCTTAATTTTTTAAAGACCAAATTTCCCACCGAATATTCTCCATCCTCCTTCAAACCTTCGGCTCTCAAAGTTTTGATTTTATTGCGGATATCTTTTAAAGTTTCAATACCCGCATTGTTGTTAACTGCTGCAGCAATTTCCTGTTTTATTTTTTCGACAATTTTCAACACCTGAGGATCTTCCATCATTCGATCCGGTTTTTGGGGAAACTGGATCCATTTTTTTTCCAAAAGATCATAAATGCCTTTTCCTTCCAAAATAGATTCTTTTGTTTTTATATTCACTTCTACTTTGTAACCTTTGATAAAAATCTCGTGATCTGTATTGAAGATTTTGCTTTTGCTTTCAAAATAGTCCTCGACAGTATCCAAACATTCTTCATCAAGGACATCCACCACCAGATGTAAATCGAAATCGCTGGTGGGTCGCCATTGGTAAGATGCCAAAGATCCGGTGAACAGTACTTGTTTTAGTCTTATCGGAGTTTCAATATCTTTGAGAAAAATTTTGGCGATTTGTAACAATTTTTCCCGAATTTCTTCGTGGAGACGGTTCATATCTTTCCAGACTTTGGGATTTAAATTGTTCATTGTTTATACTTATTTGCGAAAAAAGGAATTCAAAAGAATAATTACTTAATATCAATGTTAACTGATATTACATCGACACTATTATCTATAGGAATGTTTTCTGGAGCTTCCGCTTTTTTTATCGGAGCAATGACATCGACCTCCAGTTTTTTATTTTTGTTTCTTTTTATGTTTTTGTCTTCCTTTTTGGGAATTTTGTTGTATCATACTGTAATATATTCATTATGCAAGTTAGCGGAACATTTCAAAATTATTGAAAAATGTAGTGATTAAAAATGTTTGATAATTTAATTTTTAAAGAAGACGATTGCTTTTATATCGACCTTAATGAATCTTTGGATGTGGATGTTCGTATGGGAGATTTGATCAAATTTTCTTTTAATAAAGAAAAGTATTTGGCAAAGGTAATTGAAGGAAAATACAAATACGACAAATTTTTTGAATTGCAAATTGTAAAAAAATATAAAAATGAAGATTGATTTTCGGAAAGTATCTGCTATTATATAACGGATATGAATAAAGTTGCTCTGAATTATAATGATGTATTTTTAGTACCCCGATACTCGGAATTGCAAACCAGAAAAAAGGCAGATACATCTTTACAATTGGGAAATTTTAAATTTAAAATTCCTATTGTTCCTTCCAACATGAAAACTGTGATTGATGAAAGTTGGGCCAAATGGCTCTCCGACAATAACTATTTTTATATCATGCACCGATTTGATAATATCACAGTTCCTTTTGTCAAAAATGCCAATGAACAAAAATTTAAATTTGTCAGCATTTCTACCGGAGTAAATGAAGATTCTTTAAAAGAATTGCAAGAAATTTATGAAAATGGGTGGTATGTCGATTTTATCACAATTGATGTCGCTCACGGTCACCACATCAAAGTCAAACAAAGACTTTCGCAAATTAAATCGCTTTTTCCCAATACTTTTATTATTGCTGGAAATGTCACTACAAAGGATGGCGTAAAATTTTTGGAAGATTATGGCGCAAATGGGATTCGTATTGGAATTGGACCCGGTAAGGCTTGTACGACCCGTTTTCAAACAGGTTTTCATGTTCCAATGTTCACGGCTCTTCAAGAATGTTCGGAAATTGCAAATACTCCTTTATTTGCAGACGGAGGAGTAAACCATTATGGAGACATTGCAAAAGCTCTAGTGGCTGGAACAAATTGGATTATGGCAGGTTCTATGTTTGCCTCTTGTTCCGATTCTCCTGCACCAACTGTAAACGGAAGAAAAGTTTATTACGGCTCTGCCAGTTCACATAATAAAGGACATAAAAATCATATCGAAGGAACTTTGTTGGAATTAGAATTAGCAGATACTTTAGAAGAAAGATTAGAACAAATAACTCAAGCATTGCAAAGTTCTATAAGTTATGCGGGAGGTACAAATCTTAAAATTTTTAATAATACTGATTATGTCATTACGCATCGATAACCCAATATTAAAGGATGAATATCTTTATTTGATAGAATTCCCTGAAAAAGATAAAGACGGAAAAGCAATTTTTGAAATTGCTCAATATAGAAAAGAAAAATTTTGGTTTTTTGGTTGGGAAGTTCCGGAAGTTCCAGAAAAATTTTTATCTTGGAAAGAATTAATTGTTGCAATTAAAGAATAGGTTATTGATAAGTATGATTGATGGCATACTATACGCTAACCAATCAACTCTCTGTAGTTCCTTATAATTCGAATGTCGGATACAATAATTCTTGGGTTCATGTACAAAACAGTGCAAACAGAGAACTGTTTGCACAGGCATCTTACATTACAAATTTTGACCAATTCAATGTATCTCTTTCTTCTGGAAATTTAAACATCGGATCTGTAGAACTAAAAGACGGAGACTCAAATAGAAAAGCAGATGTTGTTGATGCAGGGGGAGGTTTAAATGCACTACGAGTTATTTCACAAGATTTGGAGTCAAAAGACGATAACATAACGATTGGTGATAAAAATAGCAATTTTGCTACAGTAACACAATCGACATCATCTTTAAATGTTAATATAACAAACACAGTAGCAATTAGTACAATTCAAACTTTACCTATTTCTGGTTCAGTTACTGTTTTAAATCCCGTTACACAAATTACTACATCCCAAGAACCTACTCAACTTGATGCCTTTGGAAGATTAAGAACATCTTCTCCCATGACTTTATTTGATTCTTCACATCGTTATAGAGATAATAATTTATGGTCTACATTATCAGCAAATGATGGTTCGGTTTCATTCAACGCATTACAGGGATTAATGGAGTTAAATGTCACCAATACGTCAGGGGCTAGTGCAATAAGAGAAACAACAAAAGTGTTTTCCTATCAACCCGGCAAGTCGTTATTAGTCATGAACACCTTTGTCATGGCTCCTTCTACAAATAATTTAAGACAAAGAGTAGGTTATTTTGGACAAGATAATGGTATCTATTTTCAACTAGATGATGGTGTAATGAGTTTTGTTGAAAGAACTTTAGTTAATGGTTCTCCTTCTTCAGAAACTATAGTACCTAAATCAGCTTGGAATGGTGACAGATTAGATGGAACTGGACCTTCTGGTTTTACTTTAGATATTACAAAAGCACAAATTTTATGGGCAGATATTGAATGGCTTGGTTTAGGAACAGTAAGAACTGGGTTTGTTATCGATGGTAAATTTATTGTTTGTCATTCATTTCACCATGCTAACAGAATTGCTTCAACTTATATCACCACAGCTTCCTTGCCTCTGAGATATGAGATTGTTAATAAAGGAACTACAACAGGAGGTACTAAAACATTAAAACAAGTATGTTCTACTGTAATTTCAGAAGGTGGTTATGAACTTCGTGGATTACAACAAGCAGTATCTATACCAATTAATGATCCAATAACCTTTGATGCTGCAAATACATATTATCCTATCATTTCAATTAAATTAAGAACAGATAGATTGGATGCTATTGTTATATTGACAGCATTATCCATTTTAGGGGATGGGAATAATAAAAATTACAATTGGCAAGTTAGAGCATTTGGAACAACAACAGGTGGACAGTGGTTGAGTGCTGGTGCAGATAGTGCAGTGCAATATAATATTACTGGTGACAGTTTTGCAGGAGGAAGAATTTTAGCTAGTGGGTATGTGAGTTCCAATAATCCAAACTCTCCTAATGTTGATATTCTAAAAGAAGCTCTCTTTAAATTTCAACTGGAAAGAAATTATTTTACCAGCACTCCTTACGAACTCACATTAGTTGCGGCTATTAATAGTTCCAGTAGTACAACTGGAATGTGGGCATCCATGGATTGGGAAGAGATTAGTAGATAATTTACCTTTTTATGATTCTCTGTTTATCAGATATTCATTTAGGAAGTCCAATATGTCAGGCAGAATTGACATTAAAAATATTAGAAGATTGCGAGTACGACAAACTTATAATTTGTGGTGATCTTTTAGATTCTTTCAACATTCATAGACTTTGTAAAAAACAATGGAAAGTTTTATCTGCATTGAGAAAAATTTCTAAAACCAAAGAATGTATTTTTATTAAAGGAAATCACGATAAAAGTTTGGAAACCGTAAGTGCTTTGCTTGGTTTTGATTTTAAATTAGAACATATTGAAACAATTGGTGGTAAAAAGTTTTACTTTGTTCATGGGGATAGATGGGATTATATAATTCAATTAAGACCATTGTTAACTGAAATCGCATCTGGAATTTATTATTTTTTACAAAAAATAGATAAGACCCAAAAGTTTACAAGAAAATTAAAAAAGAAAATTAAAACTTGGAGATCATCTGCTGATAAAGTTATGGAAAGAGTAGCTAATCACGGAAAATTTTTAGATTGTCATGTTGTTGTTTTTGGACATACTCACATGCCAGAGCATAAGAACGTCAATGGAATAGAATGTGTTAATTTAGGTTCTCAGTGTGATCTACCAGTTACATACTGTAAAATAAGTAATAAAGGTAACATAACTTTAAAAAGTTTAGATAAATAGTAATAGTTATGTTCGTAGGTATTTTAGCGTTAACCGCATTTATTATTGCTGGTGTTGCAGCATATTTTTCCGTTTATGGTATTGCTACACTCTATGCAGGAGCATTTATTTCTGTTCTTGTTATGGCAGGAGCTTTGGAAGTCGGTAAGCTTGTAGCAACAAGTTTTCTTTACCGATATTGGCACAAGACTAATCTTTTGTTAAAAACTTATATTCTTGTTGCCATTTTAACTCTGATGGGAATTACATCAATGGGTATTTTTGGATTTTTGACATCCGCATATCAAACAAGTCTTATTGAATATTCTCAAGCAGAAACACAACAAGAATTTTTGGTATCGCAAAAAGCGATACTTGAAAAAGAATTAGAGTCTTTGACAATGCGTGTTGATACCTTAAATCAATCTCGTCTCTCTCAAGAACAAAGACTCCCATCAATGTCTCGTAGATCAGCAGCACCCGTTTATGAAGATATTAAAAAGTCAGGAGAAGAAATTACGCAATCTAAAGGAAGAATGAATCAAATATTTGAAGAAATAAAAGCCCTTGATTTACAAACACTGGAAGCACAAAAACAAAGTGGTAAACAAAAAGATATTGGAACACTTAAATATGCAGCAGAATTATTTGGAACAGATATTAATACAATTGTTAAATGGTTCACGCTTGCTATTATCATCGTATTTGATCCTTTGGCTATTGCTTTAGTTTTGGCTTATAACATAGCAGCAAATAAAAAATTTGATGATGAAGAAGAAGTTGTGGAAGAAGATTATAAAATTGTAAAAAAAATAAAAGAAAAAATTTTACCACACAATGCTAAATATAGGAATTAATATGAAGTTTAAAGAATTTTACAATAATGTTACAGAAAGTTTTAAAGATGGTATTATGACAGATGATAATGGAGTTAAAAGATCTGTAGAAGCTGTTGTTAAATTTGCTGAAAAAAATAAAAATAAATATTTCCAAAAAGATTTTCCTATTAGCAAATTAGAACACGATCTCAAATGGTGGAACGATCAAAACAAAGCAGATCCAGAAAAATCAAATACCAGAATGATGAGAGCAGATACATCATATCCTTTGCTTGTTATTAAGAATAAATCTTATGGATTATCTGTATCTGATGGTCTTAATAGATTAAAAAAAGCTAAAGATGTTGAAAACAAAAAAAATATAGATGTGTATATTGTTCCAGAAGAAGATATTCCAGACAGTACTATTGTTAAATAATATGAAATATAGCAAAAATAGAAAATATAGAGATCAAGAAGTTATTCTTGAAAAAGAAATTAAAACAGTTAAAAAGAAAATTAAAAAGAAAAAAGAATCTTTTTTTAAAAAAATAGGAAAAAAGATATTAAACTGGTTTAAAAGATAAATAATATAAATGATCACACTCACACCCAATTTAACTTCTGGCGTCCCAAATCCAAATGTCAGTTTCAATAATGCATGGATTCCTGTTAGTAATGATGGAAGCAGACCTTTTTTTGCACAAGCTGTTTATGATGTAACAACAGAAAGTACTTTAGGTCAATCTGGATTTTTGTTTTTAACTGGTGGACAAAGTGCTTGGGGAGAATTTTCTACCATTCAAATTGTTTCAGCGTGTAAAATTGCAGCATTGTCTGCAAACAATTCTTCGGTTGGATCTTTGTATAATTTTGAACTTCCTGCTAGTTTTTCTTTTAACGGTCCAATTAATGGCATCACATTAACTTACGGAGCAGCTTTTGTTTATAAGCTATAGCAAAATATGATCAAATTGTTTACTTCAATCCTTTCAAGCACCAGTACATGGCTTATTTTTGCGACAATAGTTGTTTTCATGACTCAAAAAATTGTCTTGAATCGCGGGATTACTCTTGAAGTAAGTTCAATAAAACTTCAAAGTAAACGTAATTTTAGTACACCAACACCAACACCAACACCAAAACCAACACCAAGACCAGAGCCTTGAGCGGTTGAAAAGACGCCTGTTGTAGATGCTAGTGTTGTTGTGTAACCTAAACCCCAACCATTACCAGCCCTTATAATAAGAACAAATTCTTAAATGGGTACTATGCAAAAAATACTCTTTCACATAAAGAAATGTATGAATTTATTGCTGCTATTGTAATGTTAAAAAATGGTGGAGGTGTCGGAGTGCTGCCCTCCGAGTCTTTATAATCTACATTTATATTTCTACATGTTTTAGTATCTTTAGCATTTCAGCCACCATACGGTAACGAAGACTTTAGGCTGCTTGGCGATACTAACCGAGTTTTTAGTCTGCCTATAGACATTATCGCAATCTATAAACGGTTGATATTTTTTTATTATATCAGAACTACCAACAATCTAATACCCTCTGCTATCAATATAACCTTAGAGGATCTAGTTATAAGGACCTTAGGCTGCTAAGAGCATTTCGTCTTCAGCACCTACGAGATACTCGTCGGCGTTGTTGAAGATATGTTCAGCTTCAGCTAAGATTGAGTCAGTATTATCTGCTCTTAATTTTTAATCGATTTTTTACGAGGCCATCGATTAACCTCGACATGCGATATAAATTTCAATTATAAATCGAAATCTAATTCACCCCCAAATTTTCAAAGAACAGATCTATTTAGTCAACCTTCAAGGTTTTACCCAATGAATTGATTGTGGCTTTTTTATTAGTGACCTTAACCAATTCAACTCCTGTGCTATCTTCGGAATAATTGACAATACAAAAACCGTTTTGCCAATTTGCACCTTTAACATAGGTAGGATTCAATTTACAAGCACATCCGATTTCATGGTTCTCAATAATTTCCATTGGACGAGAACCAATCTTTGGAATGGTTTGATATGTTGAACCCAAACGATGAGTATGGCTTGTAATAGTAGAAGCAAAATGTTTTTCAAAATTACCTCTAGCAGAGAAACCACCATGTTTGCGAACAATATCACCATGATAAACGAAAACATTGTTTGGTAGTTCTACGAGAGAATCCATATCATCGGTAGCATCCACCAAGCGAATTCTTGACCAATCAGCTTGAGGATGAAACACCTTTGTATAAGAAAGATTCTCTGCGATTTGTGGAAGCTCTAAAAGTTGTTTGATATCATCACTAGCAGAAATATATCTCCACCAACGACCTTCGATACCATTACCAGAATGGTTTCCATTTGTTTCAAGAATCTCTGCTTTAAATGGTTCTGTAATATCATGAAGAATTTTCAGAAATTTATGATAAGCCTCAATTTCATCATTGATACTATGACCATGACGAGCATCTTTAGAATACTTGCTAATAGAAAGAAGATCAACCGTATCACCATTAAGAATAATTCTTTCTGGTTTCATTTCTTCAACAGCCTGAAGAAAGATGTTGATCGTATCCCAACACTCAAAACCAAAGTGAGTGTCACCAATAATCATTGTTGATTTGTTGGCAACCGAATATGTTTTAGGTTTTACTGGAGCAGGATATTGGACGTATTTAACATTTTCCAAAAACTCTTTCAAACGTTCTTGGCGGAAATCATTTTTGGTCATTCCTGCAAGATAAGGAGTTTCAAAAGATTCCGTAGTTTCTTCTTCAGTAATAATATTGATGGGGTTGTCATTCTCATCAAAAGAATTTTGAACTGTTGTCTTAACAGTAGTATTGCGGCGGCGACCTGTAACCCAATCGTGAATGGTTGATCTTGGAACTCCTAACAGTTCCGAAATTTCTGTTTTGGTTTTACCTCTTCCGTGAAGTTGTAAAACTTTTTTACGTTTAATATTTCGATCTGAATGTATATTCATATTTCTCATACTAACTCAAAATTTTTAATTGTCAATAAAATTGACAGTAAAATTGTTTTCATTTGGCAATAAATATTAATATATCTATTATGCCAAATATGGTAAACAAATTCAATCAAATTGAAGAAAAACATCGAGCATTTATAAATTTGGTTATAAAACCTTTGATGACTTTAATAATTTTTTTAAGTGTCGGATATTATACGATGTGGTTATCTACCAATTATGTTCGACAAGCTGCTTTTTATGAATTTATCCAAAAACAGACAACATCAGACAAACAACAAGATGAACAATCAAAAAACAGATTTGAAATCATACAGTCAAAGTTAGAAACTATTATCAATCAACAAGTTGCTTATAATGAACAAATTAAAACCATAAATTCTTTATTAACAACACAACAAAAACAATATGATACGATAAACGAAAGATTGTTATATTTGGAAAGAAACCAAGGACCTGATTAATAAGTATATAAAATGCCTACATATCCAAGTAAAAAAATTAGTGAATTGCCAGTTTATAGTGGGGAAAATTTTGCCTCTGCTTATTTTCCGGCAAATTTTGGAAATCCAGCAGAAACTTTTGTTATTCCATTTTCAACTTTAACAAAAAATATTTTAAACGATTCAATAATTGAAGGAAATTTAAGTATACAAGGAACTTTAAGTGCTCTGGGTCCTTTTTCAATAGGTACTAGTTTAAATCAAACTCAAATATCAACTTTTGTTGGAGCCACTTCCGGCTTACAAACAGTTCCGGCAGGATCTGTTATTAGTTTTACCTTATCTCCAAGTAGTGCATGTTTGTATAAAATTTTAGTTTCTTCCTACGAAATAACAAACAATTCTGTTAATAGTTTTGAATTTTCAGGAACAATTAAAAGAGATTTTTCTAACACTACTACTATTGTTGGATATCCGACAAAAATTGTTCATGTGAAAGAAGATTCAAATGTTGATGCGAATGTATCAGCAAATAATACATCTAAATCTTTAGATATTAATGTTTTGGGTAGTTTGAATAAAACATATAAATGGACTGCTTCAACGTTTGTTACTATTACAAAAGCTTAATATGAAATTTGATTTGGTATTCCAACTTTTAATAAAAGAAAATTCAGAAGAAAATACTAGAAAAAGGTACAAAGTTTCTTGTTATAAATATGCATTTACAAGAGAAACAACTGCAGCATCTCCAGAACAAGCAAAATCGTATGTTGGCGCGATATACGCACAAAGTAAAAATTTTAAAAGAAAAACTCCACAGTACGAAACTATCATAAAAGATTTTGTAAAATGTGCAAAAGTCAAAGAAATAGTGTAAATATTTAATATGAAAAATAAAGATCAAAGAATATTAGAAGAAACTTATTTGAAAATGATAAATGAAATAAGTGGGTTTGACGAAGATGATAGCGCATCTGAAGCACAAAAACGTGCTCCACAAGAACTTAAACAAATCGAACAAGATTTAATGAGCGGAGAATTTGGCTCTGCTTATGGAAGATTGGAAAAACTTTTAAATACTTTAAAACCTTTGGTCGATGATATTTTTACGAAAGAAACATCATCCGAAGAAGAACCAAAAGGCTTGGACCCAGAAGAATTTTTAAAACAAAGAATGAGCTTAAAATTCGACAATGACGGGGAAGATACTACAGAAATTGAAGATATTGATTTGGATGATATTGATCCAGATGATATTACTCCTGCCGATGAAGGAAAATGAACTTACAAAACATTATCGATAATGTTTTAGAAGAAGCTTCTAAAAAAGTAAAACGAGATCGTTGTTTGCGAAAAGCAGATCAAGTTTATGGTAAAAAAACTTCTGCTTATAAATCTGGTGCCGTAGTTAAATGTCGCCAAGGTAAAATTTGGAAAAAAAGCAAATGAAATTTGATGTCTTAGTTGAAAAACTTTTAGTCGAGTCCAAATTTAAATTAGAAAAAAAAGAAGGACTTCATGGTTGGTTTAAAAGAAATAAAGGAAAGGGTTGGATAGATTGTAAGACTGGAAAACCCTGTGGCAGACAAAAAGGCGAAAAAAGAAGAGGATATCCTGCATGTCGCCCAACCAAATCAATGTGCAATTCTCGCAAAAGATATAAAAAAGGTTCTAAAAGAATATCTTGGAAAAAAAGTAAATAAATTATGACTTTTAATTTTAATCGGCGTTTAAAAAAACGATTAATGATTGCTAAACATTTAGGTTTTAAAAAACCCTCAAATTTTTTGACCTCTATACCTGAAGATACGATTGTTGTTGGGACGAACTCGATACCTCCTATATCTCTACAAGTACTTACCGGACCATTAACAGTAGTAGCGGGAGAAGTCATTATCGGTCTTACTGTTCAACCTCCTTATACACAACAGTCCTTGACTGTCCGTGTTACAAATATTAATACCGATATTCCTAGAAGGAATGTAAATGTAACTGCTACACTCTGGGATGGTTCAATTGATCAATTATCTTCAGAAACCTTTTCATCTGACTCTACTGTTACAGTTGCGTCAGATGCTAATGGGTATTGTGTTTTTAATAATTTAAGAGTAGAAAAATCAGGATTATATCGTATAGGATATAAATGTTTCAATCACGATGGCAGTTTAGTAGAGTTTAAACCCTTTACTAGTGATGATACAAGCGCACAGTTTATGATTATACCCGCTTCAGTTAAAAGGATAGCTATTGATAGGCAACCACCGGATTCAATTGGAGCGGGTCTAATAATCAGTCCCAGTCCTCAGGTAACCATATACGATGAATATAATAACCCTACAGATTTTTATCAGGTTAGAGTAAAATTGAACAAAAACACATTCTCTTCTGGAACTACTTCCAGATTAGTACTTTCTCCAACTCCTCCCACCACTTTTAATAATTTAACAATCGCTACCCCTGCCACAGGCTACCGGATGATATTTGATGTACTAGCAGCCTCAACCCCTAGTATAACTAGTACGCCTTTTGATATAACTCCCCGCCCATTAAGAATACTTAATATCACAGAACCTACAGAAGAAAAATTTTTAATTTCTCTTAGTTCTTCAAACCCTGACCTTTTTGCAAGTTCCTCCCCTTTAATATCCGCACAAATAACTGGTATATATCCCCCATCGGGTAATTTGGTTACATTCACATTTAGTCCAACCGCTGAATCACCTACATATACAGGACTTTTAACTTTACAATTTGCAACAACATCACAATACATTTATGTCAGAATACCTGTCTATAATTTTCCGATAGCAACATATGATAGATTTAATGAAAGACTTTATAATGACGAATGGAAACAGTTCATCGACCCTCCTCCTCCTCGCCCTGTAGGACCAATAGTAATTCCTCCTCCAGAACCCATTGATATTCCAGGAATAGTGCCACGGTAATGAAATTTGATAACTAAAAAAAACTTACAAATCTAATATGATTTCTCTATGTGTAACAGAGAGTGTCCATCGATGGATTCCTGTATATAACATATACTCAAAAACCTTTTAATTGATTTTTTTAAAAAATTAGATATATTATTATATATGAATTACAAACAAGGCAAAATAGTAAAATGGGAAAATAACAACAATAAACAAATTGTGTTTTTAGTTACAGACAAAGATAATACCGGAGTTGTAATTCATTCTGATTCTTTACTGTCCGTTGGGACTATAGCAGATTTATCAGATTATACAGATATAACACCCTTTGTTGGAACAGTTCATGTAAAGTCTGAATCAAATAATTGAAGAAGGCAACTGCTGATAGTTATTCTTTTGGAAGATACTCATAAAAATTGTATCTTAATTTTGGCTCAAGTACAATTTTTCCAGTTTTTACATGGCCTTGTTCAATTTGCATTTCTACTATTTGTGCTGCTGAATCTGAAATGTTTTCATTTGAAGGTCCCCATCCTGAGCCGTGGTATGATCCAGCTCCTCCCCAAACATAAATATACCATCTATCTTTTACATCCATATCTTGTTGATAATGTCCAAGTTCTTTTTTAAATTTTTCCATAATAGAAACATCGATGCTACATTGATCGGTTTCTGTATAGCGACCAACTTTATCAAACAATTCTCTTGTGAACATGTGGGTGGAATGAAAAATGTTTTGAGATAATATGATGTCTTTCATACCACGTTCAAAAAAAGCTTGTGGGGTATGAAAAATGCCATTTTTCATATGTTCGAAGCTGTAAGAAAGCCTATTTTTGAGAAAAACATCATCATCTTCCCAGCAAGCTAATATATCATACTTGCAAAGTAATATATTATCATTGAATTTTTTGCCTAGTGGTTTTATTCTTTCTGGGCTATTAATAATTTTTACTTCTGGGTGATCGAAAACAAGCTCTTGTTTGTCAAAATCATTGAGAATTACAAGCTCTTTTGGTCCATCGTAATCTTGATCTAAGAAGCATTGTATTGAATTTTCTAAAAGATGTGTTGATCTTCCATAGGTACTGCAGTAACAAGAAATTCCAGGTTTTGACATAATTATTCTGCCTAATCATAAAAATATTTTCATTTCTTTTGTGTCAGGTTCTTTTTGATAAAAATCTCTATAAGCTTTTGTAAAAACAGTTTTAACTATACCTTTATTTAAACTTCCGCTACTAAAATGATCGACAATATCTTGATAATCTGAACCTATATCAAATCTACCAATAAAATAATTATATACTCTATCTTCTAAAATGTTTGGAAATGGTATTCCAGTAGGTCTGCTAAATCTATGAGTCCATTTAAAATCTTGTAAACAAATACATTTACCTCCGTTTTTTCTATATTTTTCATGGATGTAAAATTCTTCTCCACCAAATCCTTTTAAAAGAGGATGAAAACCTAACCATTCACTTTTTTTACAAGAAAAAGCACCCATACCCATTGCTGGAATTTCAAAATACTTTTCATCTGTTTTTTCAGTGCTCCAAATACCGTAAAAATTATCTCTCCATTTTTGTTCAAGATGTGTACTATATAATGTTAAATCGTCATATAACATGGGACCTTGGATAAAATCATAGGGTTTATGATCATTCAAATAATAATCTTTTAAAGATTTTACAGAATCTTTAGAAAATAAAACGTGAGAATCGCACACTATAACATAATCATTACTGGCATGTTTAAAAACTTCACCTTTGACAAAGGAACTGTTTTTTTCGGTATATTCTACGTATTTAACAGGACATTTAGAATTTTGCCAATTTGTCAAATTTTTACATGCTCTTCCATGTTCTGAATTTGGGTTATTATCAATAATAACAATTTCTGTAATATCTTCGTGATATAATTTTGCAGATTGTGCTGTAAAATAAACACCATCATAATCATCATAAGTTGCCATTCCTAAGGTAAACATATTAATTAAATTTATCATAAAATGTTATATAATCAAATTTTATGATAAATATTGCTATGGCAAATAACAGTTCATTGAAATTAAGTTTTAAAGAATATTACATGTTAAGTGAAAGTTCAGCTTTAAATAAAATTCAAACTGCATTAGATGTTGCCGGATTTGAGCCAACAATAGGAACCGGAGCAGACGCATTGAATGTAATAATTTCCGGTTTACGTGCAGCCTATTCAAAAACTACAGACGAAAGAAAAAAACACATCATCAACGCTGGAATATCGGCAATTTCTCTTATTCCTTTTGCAGATATTATCAAAATTTTAAAATTACGTAAAAGTAAACCATTAGCCCGATATGCTATTAGTGGTGCAAAAAATTTAAAAACAACAGGACAAACTTTAAAGTCAACTAATAGATTTGGTGTATCTGAAAATGAAAAATTACAATAAAAATTTAAAATTTGAAGAATATTTTTTAATTAAAGAAGCGTTGGAAATCGGAGATAATAAAAAAGGACGCATGTATTTAAATATCAAAGCTCCGAAGGGATACGATGTTTTTTCTATCAAAACGATGGTTGAAGTTTTTAAAGATATTAGAGACAACAAAGAAGAAATTATAAATTATATAAAAAATAAAATAAAGTCTCACCATTTTAGTCCGCTTGTTGTGATTATTTCGATGATGTTGGCAGGTATCAATACTCAACTTTTTATTAACAATAATCCAGAAGTCTTAAACGTAAGTCCAAAAATTGTGCAAATGGCTGCAGAAGTTTTGCATAAAAATCCTAAACTTTTAAAATTTTTTCAATAATGGAAACGTATCGACACGGAATTGTTAATACCGATTCTCATAAAGTTTTGAGAAAAGGACAAACCGTGAAAGTTTTATATGAAAAAGATGGTTATTATGTAGTTAAACCTTATATTGCTTGTTTTGAGCAAAAAATAAAAAAAGAAGACGTTATTTTAAATTAGTGGTTGATTGTTTTGGGGTGTTGGTGTAAGTTATTAATAGATGCCCTTCAAGCATTGTGACGATGCACGGGTTTTGTAAACCTGAGAGCAGAGTTTGATTCTCTGGTGGGGCTTATTTTAATTGCGGGATAGAGTTCTGGTGAACTCAAGTGTCTCATAAGCACTTTTAGGTGGGTTCGATCCCCACTCCCGCTACCTACATATTATTTAAAAAAATTGCGCTCAGTAATAAATGTGAAGTAATTAGTTATTCTACTAATAATAATTAAAAAAATTTAATATGATAACAATTTACACAATAACATATAATGAAGAATTTATTATTCCTTATTTTATTAAATGGTATAGAGACATATTTGTTGATTGTAAAATAATAATTTATGATAACGAATCATCAGATAAAACAAAACAAATTGCGCTCAGTAATAAATGTGAAGTAATTAGTTATTCTACTAATAATGAATTAAGTGACCGTAAATATATTGAAATTAAAAATAATTGCTGGAAAAGTGCAGATACAAAATGGGTTATAGTTTGTGATTCCGATGAGTTTCTAAATTTAAAACCAGAAGATTTAAAAGGTAATCATACTATATTTAAATCTAAAGGATATAACGTGTGTAATATTGAAAACTTATCTAATATATTAGATATTAAACATGGGATTGAGGATGATTTATATAATAAATCAATATGCTTTAACAAAGAAGAGATTGTAGAAATAAATTATGATGTAGGTTGCCATTCATGTATTCCAGAGGGTAATGTTATATATTCTGAAAAAAATCCTAAATTATTACACATGAAATTTTTAAATGAAGATTATTTAGTAAATAAGTATAAAAATTATAAAAATAGAATGAGTAAAGAAAACATTGAAAATAAATGGGGGGCACAATATATGGAAGAAGAAGAAGAAAAAATAAGAATGGAATTTAAAAATAATTTAAAATTAGCAAAAACAATATGATAAAACACAATTATAAATCATTAGAAGGATGGTTTAACATGGAAAAACAGTATTTAGAATTATTAAATTCTGTTCCAGAAGGAGGAATATTTGTAGAATTAGGAGCTTATAAAGGTAAATCTACTTGTTTTATTGCAACGGAAATAGCTAACCAAAACAGAAAAGTTAATTTTTATACAATAGACAGCTTTCAAGGAGACACTAATTCTGCAGATATTAAAGAAGTTGAAGCTTATAAAAGTGTAAATGTTTCTAAAATGTTTGAAGAGTTTTCAGAAAATGTAAAACATGTAAATGATTACATTAAAGAAGTTATCGTATCTAATTCATATGAAGCTGCTAATAATTTTGAAGACAATAGCGTAGACGCTATTTTTATAGATGCAGGTCATAGTTATGAAACAGTAAAAAAAGATATTTTAGCTTGGCTTCCTAAAATGAAAAAAGATTCTATTATGGCTGGACATGATTATACAGCTTGGAAAGGAGTCGGAGAAGCTTTTAGAGAATTGTTTGGTTCTCCCGATAAAGTAGAAAACGATTGTTGGTTTATAAAAATTAAAAAATGAAAGAAATAGCAGAAACAGGTTATTGGAATAGTGAAATAGCACATCATTATCATAGGCATTGTAAAGAATTAAGTAAATGGATATGTGATTTTTTAAAGGATTGTAAAAATTCACCAATTATAGATTTTGGCTGTGGGTTAGGTAATTATTTAAAGGATTTAGAAAATGCAGGATTTAGACATCTTGTAGGTTTTGAAGGAAACATACCTAATCAAAAGGTTTTTAATGATATTGTACAAAGAGATTTAACAATTCCTTTTGAGTCTACCCTAAAGGGTATAGTTATTTCATTAGAAGTAGGTGAACATATACCTGCTGAATTTATGGATATTTATTTAAACAACATTTGTAATGCTTGTGATAACTATTTGATTGTCTCTTGGGCAATAAGAGGACAGTGTGGTTTTGGTCATGTTAATTGTTTAAATAATAATGAAATAATTCCGGAATTTACTAAAAGAGGCTTTAAGTTATTAAATGAAGTAACAAATAATGTTAGAAATATTAATTTGGATGAAACACCTTGGTTTAAGGATACATTATTAATTTTTGAAAAAATGTGATTCCTCACGGATATGCCATTAATATATGTATATACCATCTAAACATTTTGAAAATCCTGAACAAGAAGTAACCTGTCTTTTAACAGGCGAATCTTATGTTTATTTAGAAGGTAATGATATGTCTCTCCTAGATCCAAAATATCATGAAGGATCTATAACAGAACTACCAAAAAGATTTTTTCAACATCCTACTGGTATTTCAAAAGGAAATGGGCAAGTTAAAATTTTAATGCCCAAGATCCAATAATGTTACGAAATATTAACTTGTTAGTTGGCATAGATAGTGCTAAATAAAGGTGTGAAAGGGGGTGATTTAAATGACGATATTTGTTACAATTTTGACGCTAATCAATTTAGGGTTTATGTTTTTTGGTTATGTAGCAATGCTTACAGAATTTTTTCCCAGCAACACTTGATATTTTAGTGGTGCTAGGCAATAATTTTTTAATTTCATTGCTATAAACATAAAATTAACCCCCTTCTCCAAAAAAGAAGGGGGTTTTTGTAAATAATTAAACATGAAAATGTCATTTGCTACATGGATGGAAAATGCTCAAAATATACAAACAACATTAAATCTTAGAAAAAATCAAAACGATGTTTTAACCGCTTTTGAAGTAATGGAAGGCGAATGGGTTTTAGAAGGTGATGGACCTTATACTGTTAAAGGTGCTATAGAATGGTTAAAGAAAATTTCTGAAAATAATGAAGGGGATTTTATTGTTTATGGTGGTGGTGGAGTTAATAGATATTTTGTATATCCTAATGGTGATGTAGTTTTTTCTGAGTACCATGCAAAACATCCTCAAGAAAAAACAATTAAAAAAGCTCAAGAATTAGGTTTTAAAACAGAATAAATCATTGACTAATAAAAGTATTTTGGTATATTTCTATTATGGACATCACATTTTTACTTCTTCGTTGGTTGGCAATTTTTACAACTTATTTTTTGGTTGGTTTGTCGATTGGATCAATTGCAGCATATTTTTGGATTTCGTGGAAAGAGAAAAAAGCTCATAAACAATTCATGGAACAACTTTATAAGTATAGAAAATAATTTTTATGTCCCCGTAGTGAAGTGGTTATCACAGCAGGTTTTCATCCTGTTATCGCTGGTTCAATTCCAGTCGGGGATGTTATTTTTTTAATAAGTCTATTAGTACCATTATAATGTCCTGAACATTTTACTGAACAAAATGTGTTAATTGTTTTTAATTTTCTATCTTTACTAAAAGTAGAATTGCAATTTTTACATATATAATCATACTTTGGTTTATATTCATCATAAAGAATTTCAAACTTTTTAGTTTTATATTTTGAAATAACATAATCAAATATATCTTGCAGTTCTTTTTTTCTCAATACGTTAACATTGTATCCAAAGCTTTTTGCTAATTCAGTTTTTCTTTGTACAGATTCTTTGTTTTCATATCCTTTTATTTCAATAATAGTTTTTTTATCATCAAGTAAAAAATCAGGATAATATTTCAAATTATTTTTTTCTAAAAAAGAAGGAAATCTACTAAATTTAATGTTGTGATCTAGATTGTATATGACCCAACACAATTCATAAGTAGATCCACAATATATTCCTTTGTAATATCCATGTTTACTTCTACCAGAACCCTCTCTATATCCACCAGAACATTTTGGAAGGTGTTCAATTTTATATTTTTTATGACATTCTATGGAGCATGTTTTTCGATTTCGATTTTTATTGGGAGGTAAAAACTTTTTATTGCATTGTATGCATAATCGTTTCAAAATAGGTTTTTTATTTTTTACAGATCCCCAAGTTCCTGTTATTTCTATACGTTTTAAAATTGATGTTTTTATTTTATTTTTACACTCATCGGATAATATCCGTTTTTTATTATTAAAAATAACACTACAAGATCTTGAACAAAATTTTTTCAAATGATCTTTTTTAGAATATTTTGAAATTAAAAATGTTTTATTACAGGTTAAACAATTTTTATCAATAAATACTTGAGATCTTTTAAAATTGACATTTTTGTTTTCCACCTATATACTTACATTAAATCATTAAAAAATAAAGAGTTCGAATATCTTTGAAAACATTTAATGGGTCATTAACATCAAAAGTAATGTGCTAGTCTTCCAAACTAGAGAAGTCGGGGCAGTACCGACATGGCCCTCCATTTTTAATTTTCCGTACCCCTTGACTTATACAACCAAAAAATAAATTAATCATATGATTAATGCAGAAGTGAGAATATTCAAAAAAGGTGATCCAAAATTGGCTTTGGACAAGGCTTTACAAAGATTGAAAAATAAACTTACAACAGAAGGTGTGATGGATACTGTAAGGTCAAAAAGAGCTTTTGAAACTCCAAAAGAAAGAAGAGAAAGAAAATTAAGACAAAGACTTAAGTTGATTAAGAAAAAATCTTTTGACAAAAAGCAAATAAACAGTTATAAGTGATGATGTGAAAACATTAATCATTCATCCAAAAGATACCTCTACTGTTTTTTTGGAAACGATCTACGAGAAAATTGACAATAAAACTGTTATTCAGAATAATTTTTCAAAAATTCTAAAACAAGAAGTTTTTGAATTAATAAAAACTCACGATAGAATTATGATGATGGGCCATGGTTCACCTGAAGGATTATTTTCGGTTGGAAACTTTAATACAAATAATGGTTATGTCATTGACAAAAATTTTGTTCCTTTTTTGAAAAATAAAAAAGAATGTTTTTATCTTTGGTGTAACGCCGATAAGTTTGTTGAGAAATATCAATTAAATGGATTTTATTCGGGTATGTTTATTTCCGAAGTTAGTGAAGCAAATTTTTGTAATGTAAAAACCAATCAACAATTAGTTGAAGAGTCTAATAATTGTTTTTCTAAAATTGTTTCTAATTGGGTAAATTGTGATATGAAAAGTTTGCATGAGAATATAAAAACACAATATAGCAAACTTGCAGAATTTAATGATGTTGCATCGTATAACTTGAAAAGACTTTATTATCAATGTGATGTAAATATTATTTGACAATAAGAAAGATATTTGATAAATTATTAACACGATTCGGTAGCAGTTCATTTCCGAATCAGAACAAGGGATCTTGCCTGTTAGTGTGTTGGTGAACTTGTTCGCTGGATGAGTTAAGCTGCATAAAACTTTGACTCCATGCATTGATCAACACAGGCTTTGACGTTGATTGTTCTGGGAACTCTCGGAGGCTTCGTTGAGGAAAGGACAATTTCTAGAGCAAAACCTTTCAAAAACTAAATTTATGGGGATTATTTCGTAAAAGAAGCAAAAGAATATAATAAAAATTTAATTGGGTGATTAATTTAACTGGCGTTAAACCTAGTTTTGAAAACTAGCGGTTCCGAAAGGAATGGGGATCGATACCTCAGTCACCCGCCATTTTTAATCTGAAATGTAAGTATTAATATGAACAATAGCGGAAACTCATTTATGGATAAAACATCAGATTTTTCAATCAAACTTTCTATTGAAGAATCTTTGTCACAATTAAAATTTTCAAAAAATTTATTTCAAGCAGTATTCCCAAACGGAGAAACTGTCGATTTTGAAAAATACGAAGAAGCAATTTCTTTTTTATCAATTAACCCTTCTTGTAAAGTTTACGTAAAATGAAATTTAACACTTTAATAGAAAATACATTAAATGGTTTAGCCAAAGGAAAAACTTTGGAAGATATTGCCAAAAAACACAACGTTGATATTGAAGCTTTAAAAAAACAATTAGATGATGGTATTGGTGTAGAAACTAAAGAACACGTAGAAAGTGAAGCTAAAAAACCAAAAGTTGATAGAGAAACCGCCAAGAAAATAGCAATGGATCATTTGTTTGAAGATCCAGAATATTATACAAAATTAGCAAATATGGAAAAAAACGGATAAATATAATATATGAAAAAAGATGACATCAATATTAATGAAGCCTATGCAAAGATTTATAATCAGCAATTGGATGAAGGCATTTGGGATGTAGCCAAAGCAAGAGGCGCACAAGCTATTGGTGCTGTTAAAGGTCTTGGTCAAAGAGTTGGTGGTGCATATCAACAAACAAAAGGCGGTTTAGTTCAAAAAGCAGTAGGTGCTGGTGCTAAAGCATTAGGCTTAGATCCTAAACAATCAGAACTTTATCAAAAAGCCAGAAAAGAAGAACGAGAAGGTAAAGCTCAAGTTAAAGCATCAAAGGAAACTGCTCAAGGTGCAAAATATAATACATATATCAATTCAGCATTGAATGGTTTGGTAAAAGATTTAAAAAGATTAAACATTCCTATTAACGATGAGAATGCGATGAAAAATGAAATTTTTGCTGTATTAAAACGTCAAATGTCAGAAATTAAAACTAGCGGAGGACAATTTAGTGTTGGATCATCAACAAAAGTTGGTTTAAATGCAGAAGCATTTGGTAATACTGCTCCTGCTAAAATCAATAATCCAGTTGATTTTGAAAAATTTTTTGGTTCAATTTCAGATTCAGAAAAAGATCAATTAGGTAAAGAAGCTTTAGATTTTCTTACAAATAATAAATTATCTTTACCAAAAACAAATTCTGAATATGAAATCTTAAAAAGAGCCGCATATTATGGATATGATTTAGGAAAAGCATTAGGTAATATGCGTAGATCTCCTAGCGGCGGAATGACTGCTCCGCTTAAACAATATAACATTGAAGCATAATAGTTCTTGCTTTATTTTAAGTTTTTGGTAATATATTAGATTACGGGCAGTCGCCTAGTGGCTATGGCACCTGCTTTGGGAGCAGGGTATCGGAGGTTCGAGTCCTCTCTGCCCGATGGTATATAGGTTTAGCATTACGAGTTGTAATCTTATTAGAAAGGATTAGAGACTTTTCGATCCTCATTTTCATTTGACAAAAACATCATTTCGTAATATCATCCAATAATGAACGTAAAAATTGTTTTTATTTCTATTGTGTTTATTTCTTTGTTCATTATTACAGCAGGAACTATAACAGAAATTTTTACAATTAAACTTCGTAATGAATTAATCAAAGATATGGCAAAAATGGAATATTACCAGAAAGAAGTAAACGGTAATGTTTTATGGGTTAAGGATGAAAAATGAAAATAAAACATTACATCAAAGAAGTAAAACCTAATATTTTTGCAGTTGTTGTTAAAGACAAATATGATCGCGCCATGCTTTTTTGTCGCGCCCAAGAATATTATGAAAGCCCAAGTCCTAAGTTTCGTGGCAAAGAATTTTCAATCTGGGACTATATGAAATGGTATCATGAGCAAAAAGGTTGGGGATTTAGTTATGGTTCAGATTGGTCTGGTTTCAACATTCCTTTGAGACAAATAAACGATTGTTATAACAAATTAAACAAGATAGAGTCTCCTTATGATAAACTAATGTATGATATTCTGGCTGTTTTGAATTTAAAATATCTTGCGACAAATGAATCATACGTGATTGGTTGTGGTGACACAAAAGGTGATATCTTTAAACATGAAGTCTGTCATGGTCTTTATTACACCAATAAAGAATACAAAAAGAAAATGGATGCTTTGACTAAAGGACTTCCAAAAAAATATTACGAAGCATTCAAAAAAAATATTTTAAAAATGGGATATGCCGCAAAAGTCGTTGATGATGAGATACAAGCATATCTTCAATATGGATATGAACAACCAGATTTTGGAAGAGGGGTTGACATTGATGTTCGTATCGAGTATAGTAATCTTTATAAACAACAAACAAAACTATGAAAGCAAAACATACATTTAAATATACATACGAAGAAAGCTGTGAACAATTTTCACCAGTTGAAGTCATTTTTGATATACCAACAGGAGAAGTAACTATTACTCAAATGCTTTGGAATTTTGAGTGTTACTTGAAAGCTTGTGGCTTTGTCTTTGATGGACATTTGGAAGTTGTACCAGAAAGTGGTTATGATGTCATCGATGATACAGACTATTGTTGTATGGGTGATACTGATGGTTTAGAAGAGACTTCTAGTTCTTTAGAAGTCGAAAAGAACAAATGGGTTCATGGTATGTGCAATCCACCTTCACCTGATTGGAAGAAAGAAAAAAACAATTGGTATCATAACGAATGAATACGATACCATCAGAAGTCTTTACTAATTCCTATTGCATTTTTATTCCAAAAAAGCAATTATTCATCTATAAAAACTATATTGTGAAAAATCAATTGTTTAAGAATGGAGTGAGAATTCTTGAAAAAGCAAATAACAAAAAAATCTGTGCTATCGTCATTCCTTCTCATGAGGAATACAAACAAATTGAAAACAATCTATTTGATCTCAATGAAGGAAAGGATGGTTTTTGGGGTCAATTTGGTCTAGGATATAAAGGAGAGAAATGGAAAGCAATTTAGATTCTATGAAAAAACCTACACAAAAACAAAAGATCGAAATGTATGAAAAATTTTTACATAAGATCAATATGTGTGTAATGTGTTGTAATGATACAGGAGTTAGAGAACTTGTACACAATGCAGATATGTGGTCTTATATGCATCGTGTTGGAAACGGAGAACCTTCTGAAAGAGAACAACAAAGATTGATCACAAAAGCATTTTGGCAACTTTGCGATACTCCACAATCGGATAAAGAAGTCGAAGAAAGACAAAGAATATATACTGAAAAGAAAAAAGAAAGAGAAGAAGCTGCTATAAATTTATGAAAAAGAAAAATAATAAATTTAAACCATATCCATCAACAGATGTATGTTCACCATATTATGATTCAAAATCAACAATTACGGAGGAACATTACACACTAGACGGTGATCATCCCGAAGATCGAATCTACAGAGACAAAGAATTTATCAACAGACTTCAATCACATATTGATTTGGTATATGATATTTTAGCTCTGGATTTAAAACTTAACGAAAAAGGCAAAGAATGGCTTTTTGATTTTGTTTATAACGAAGAAGAAAATATTGAGTTTGAAGACTTCTTGGCAAAGTATAATGTCAAGTATAAAGATCTGGTTACTTCAAATAGCTGGTATCATAATCAATAAAATATGATAACAAAACTAGTAGCATTAATTGCAGTAGTCACCACATCTATCGGGTTGAGTGTGGCAACTCTTATCTATGGTTGGGGTTTAGAACCGAAAAGCTGGACCGCAATTATATTCTTTGGTATAGTTGGTCAAGTTGTTGTAAGCAGTCTTTACAGAAAAATCATGGAGGATGAGAAATGAATACAAATGAATATGTAAAAATTCTAGAAGAAGAATGTGGCAAAAATCAAGCACACAAGAAAAAGAACATTAAAAAAAGCATAGGTATAAATGCGCTTTACATACCAGAAAAACCAAAACCAGATTATAGTTGGACGATTAAAGATCGTTTAAAGAATACTTTTATTATTCTTAAAAACCGTTGGATGTTTTTGAAAAACTACAACCCTCTGGATTTTAGATCTTATGAAGAAGAATATAACCCATATGGGTTTGATAAGATCTATACTAAATTTCACAGAACATCGACTCCATTAACTCGTTTTAAAAATTTTTGGGGTGAATTTGAAACTACTTTAAAAAATATTAAAGATGGTTTTTTATATACCCCACTCGCTGTTAAACACTATCAAAAAAATGAAGAAAGAATATCTTGGTTTGAAAAAAATATTTCAAGAATGTTTGCCGATAAATTAGATGTTGATGTTAGAAAAGAATTAGATAAACATGGATATGATCTTGACGGACAAGGTAGAATTTGTTATAAAGTAAAAGAATGAAAATTATAATTTTATCTTTACTTTTAACTGGATGCACAACGCTTACAGATAAAATGGTAAAACCCGCCATTAATGAAAATAACTATTGGAAAACTCCTTGCATTTGGGATGGAACTGTATTGAAAAAACCTTGGTTTAAAAAAGATATAACTACAAATGAGTGATAAATTAAAACAAATTATGGAAGAAATCAGTAAACTAACAATTACTGAACTCAATGAACTTATTAAAAGTTTAGAACCCATTTTTACACCAAAAGAAGAAAATACATTGACTGATTAAATATATCTGGTAAATTAGATATAGTTCTTTGAAAAATTTAAAAGTTTAGTGCTGGCTAGTCGAACCAGCACTAAAAATCCTGATGCGAAACCCATCAGGTCAGAGATAGGTTTAACCAATTAACAACTCTGCAATAAATGGATTGGTTTATAAAAAGGTATGCAACTCTACCTCTCTATATAACGGATACGTGTCCGTGTTCTGATCAGACATATAGAGTCTCCATAGTGGGATAAGCACTGCATAAGTCGGGGTTGAAAAAGAAGAGTGTAGGTTCTGGGTTAACCAAAGCTATATAGGCTAAAACCCTTGTCCCGAAAGGGGTAAAGGTTCTGTGTTCTTCTGTTGTTGGCTTATTGCTAACCAGAAGCCAGCAGTTTAAGGCGCAACTTAAACATCAGTCTGGTCCTGTTTGCGACAAAAACACCAATTTTTAAAAATCCGAGAATCCTAACGAGATTCTAGTCAGAACCCACTGATGAGATGAAGCTGGTCGTTCCAGTAATAAGGGGGATGGTTGCCATGACCCGCATACGGTGTGCGTAAGTTGACCGTCCGAAAGGATAGAGAGTCCGTACTTGATTCCGAAAGGGAAAACCCGAAAGGAAAATGATGGTATGTAAAGACAGCCGAATTTTTTGATGCGTAGCTCAATGGTAGAGCACTTGGCTGTTAACCAGGCTGTTGTAGGTTCGAGTCCTACCGCATCAGTAATTATTATTGTGAAAAAACTATTATATACTATTATCTTTGTTAGTATTTGTTTACTTGTTTCTGGATGTTATAGCACAAAATCTATGGGCGATTCAGAAAAAGCAGACAAATATCTTTTTATCTATTAACTTAAATTATTTTTGATTACAACTATCTAAAAGTTCTTTATAAACTCTGTTTATATTTTCCATAGCTTGACAGAGCATAGATATGGAACTTGGGTGATTAATAGCATTAGAATATTCTTTTATTTCTTCAGCATTTGCTGAAATGGTCATTCTTAATCTAATTTCTTTAGGTGATATAGAATTTTTTTTATTTGAGTCGCAACAAGAAGCAACTGTTTCATATAATTTTTCTAAACTGTTTTGGTCTTTTTTCGCCATAATAATATTTATACAATTAAATCACTAACAATAGAAATAAGAGTTTTTGCTCTTGTTTCAAATTCTTCATCAGCACAAGGAGTTTCCAGTGTGCAATATGGAATGTTTCTTCTTCTCAATGCACGTTCTAAAGTTCCCTTATATGGTTGCTGACCATTTGAAATAACACCTTGATCTGTAACATCCCCATGTGCTTTTACTGCCAGTTGGATTTTACTTTTCATTAAAGCACCTTTTACCTTGTCTTCAATTTCTGGAGAACAATAAGCATAAACTCCATCTACTTCATCATCTTCGTGTAAAGAAATAACAAGTGTTGGATTCAGTTTTTCTATTTTAGAAAGAAGTCTGTCTTGTAAATCGTTTTTATCATCAGTGTCAAAATGACGATTGGGATCTTTTCCATTCAATCTTCTTTTCTTAGTTTTATTTAAATTAGAATAAACTTTGACGTTTGGGAGATTTTTAAAATAGTTTGCAGCAGTATTTCCAGCAGGTTCATCACCATGCAACCCACTAACAATCACAAAAACGTTTGGATTTAAAAGATTTTCTACTAAAGCATCGAATTTCATTTTATTTCTTTTATATATGTAATATCAAAATTAAATTTAAATTTTTCATGATCTGGAAGAATTAATATATCCTTTTTTTTGTAAGATCTTGCAATTGCACGAATGTTACCATGACCACTACCAATTTCACCTTTTGCTAAATCTTTAACATCTTGAACAAAAAACTCTATTAATTTAGAATTAATTATTTCTTTTAAAAGTTCAAGTTTATCCTTTCCTTCAAATCTAGCCCTAGCAAGTACCACAGAATATTCTCCTATATCCATTGGTATTATCATTTTTTTAAGATCGTTTAAGCGATACCAAATTAAATTATCGACTGCTGCTGGATAAACAACAACGTCTCCTTTTTTTACACTGTCGGGATTGTGTTTCATCCAGTTATCCCTTAATACTTTAAAGGGTATTTTTACGGAATGAATTTTAATAGTAATATTTACAGTTTTGGGGTCTTCAACCTCTTCTTGAATTAATTTTATAATATCAATCACTTTAATACTTATTTCTGATTGGACAAAAAATCAAATTGTAATAAAATAAAAAAATGAAAATATTTTCTTATGGAACTCTTCGAAAAAAAAATATTCAATTAGAAGAATTTAATATTTTATTTAAAACTGAAAAAGAAATAGAAACAGTAAAAAATTATAAAACCGAAAATCTCATTTTAAATAATCAAATTTATAAAATAGCAATTCCATCAAAAGGTCAGTCGATAAAGGGTCAAATTGTTGATATTCCAGACAGATTAATTGATTTAGTTGATAAGTGGGAAGGTGAAAATTATAAAAGAATTCAAATTAAAACACAATCAGGTATTGAATGTATGATGTATATTAAAAATATGATTTTTAATTGGACAAAAAACCAAATCGTGATAAAATAAAAACAATGAAAAAATATTGTACTTTTCCAGATGAAACTAAAGTAGAACTTCATTCAATTTTAGATGTAACAGATACACAAACATATATCTGTTATTATGACGAAAACCTTCCTCAAAACATTTGGGTTCCTAATGATTTTTTGAGCAATGATTAAACACGTTGATGTTATCGTTGGTCTTGCTTGGGGTGATGAAGGCAAGGGTAAAATTTCAAGTGCGATGGCGAAAGACTATGATATGGTCTGTCGTTGGAATGGTGGACCAAATGCTGGACATACTGTTTATTTGGATGGTAAAAAATATAAAACCCATTTGATTCCTTCTGGTGTTTTTCACGGAAAAAAATCTGTTATCGGTCCAAACTGTGTTTTGAATGTCGATAAGTTTCTCAAAGAAATTGAATATCTAAAAGAAAACGGATTCGATACATCTTTGGTAAAAGTTCATCCAAATGTTCATGTCATTACAGATGCACATATTGAATATGATCTGAAACATCTAAAACCCAAACTTGGAACTACTGGTCAAGGTATTGCTCCTTGTTATGCAGATAAAGCAAATCGTGTTGGCATCCAAGTCAAATATCTTAACTTTAACCCATTAAAAGATTTTATTTGGGATGGAAAATTAGAAGGAAAAATTCTTTGTGAAGGTGCTCAAAGTATTTGGTTGGATATCAATTATGGTGATTATCCTTTTGTGACAAGCTCTGAAACATTTCCTCACAATGCTTGTTCTCTTGGGTTTTCTCCAAAGAAAATTCGTGACATTATCGGTGTGGCAAAAATTTATGATACCAAAAGTGGAGTCGATCCTTTGTTTCCAGAATGTCTTTGGAATGATGCAAAACTCAATCAACTAATTGAACTTGGGGGAGAGTTTGGATCTACGACAGGTAGAAAGCGAATTGTAAATTGGTTAAACTTTGGAAGATTAAACAATGCTATTAATCTTTCAGGTTCAACCAAAGTAATCATCAATAAATGTGATGTGTTTGAAAAGGTTGGAATCTTCAGAATCAATAATTTTTACGAAACATCTTTGGAAACTAATTCTTTTGATAAATTAAAAGATATTCTTAAAAAAGAATTAGTTAACAGGAATATCAATGGATTAAAGCCAAATGATATTATTTTCTCTGGTGATCAAACGAATATTTAACGTAATAAAGAAAAATAGTCAGCCAAATTACCACCAATTTCGTTTTTCACAAATCTCACAACTATTTCAGGCGACAATGCTCTAACATCATCATCAGTTGGATCGTCTCCGTATATTCCACTATCTACTAATTGAAAAATCCAATCTCGCATATGATCTATGATTGCGGGATTTTTTAAAGCAATTTTTACAAAATCTTCATTATCAAGTTTTTCAAAATCTAATTTTGATACAACTTTAGCAATATCATTTGATACAAATTTACTAAGTTGCTTTTCTTGTTCATTCAAAACTTTTTTATAAGCTTGTTCTAATAAAACTTGATCTTTGCTTTTCATTATTTTGCAAACTTTTGTGCGATTTTATCTTGTATTGATGCACTCATATCTACGAATGTAGATTCTTTTGCAAAATCAAATAAAAGTCTTTGAATTAACATATATTTTTGGTCTAAATCTTCTGGAGATAGTGAATATTTTTCGGAAAAATGTTTTAACACATCAGGATTTTTTAATGCTTTATCAACAAATTCGTATAAAAAATTGGATATAAGTACATCTAATTTATCAGCTTCTTCAAAGCGAAAATTTTGATAGCTAGACATAACAGAAGGATTCGAAATATCTTCGTTATAAATTTTTTCTAATAAAACTTGATCTTTACTTTTCATTATGTTATATTTACTTCAAATTTAATCAATTTAATATGATAAATATGAATATAGTGAACGTGACAAATACTTCTTTATACAAAGAATTCTTGGCAATGAGAGAAGAAGTCATGAAGCACAAGTGGTATGAATCAGAAAAAGCAGGATATGATATCGGGTTCGCAAGAGCAGTGATTGATTGGACAATTAGGTTTAAAACTCAGTGGATTAAAAATAGAAAAAAGAAAAATTAACGATTAAATTTTATATAAGAATCTTTTAATTTTTGTTGTGCAGCTTCTATATCTAAATTAATTTGATTTTGAAATTCCTTTAAAAATCTTTCCATTTGTCTAGGATCAAGATTTTTGTTTGCTGCGTCTTTTTGAATTTGTTGTGTAATGCCAGAAATACTAGATCTTATAGCTTCTTTGGCTTGATTATAGAAAGAATCGTTTTCTTCCTCACGATCATCTTCTGTTGTATAGAAATTAGATTGATCAAATTTATCTAAATTCATTCCCGTTGACATTTTCATATCCCAATCAGGAAATTCCTCTTTTAAAACTTTTTGATAAGCTTCGGATAACATATTTAAATCTTTTTTATTCATTATTTAATATTTACAAAAAGACTTGTATCTTTTTGTAAATGTGGCATAATTATAGCATGATTTGCCCTCTGGTGAAATGGTATCACGGATCCCTTTGGAGGATTTTTTCTACGTTCAAATCGTAGGGGGGCAGTTTTGGGTAAGCGGTAACGTTGGAGAGTTACTTCAGACTGTAAATTTGACGCCATTGGCTTAGTAGGTTCGAATCCTTCCTTACCCACATTTTAGCACCTGTAGCTCACGGTAGAGCAAGACGGCTTATACCCGTTTCCTTTGATAAAGGCTAGGTTAGGGTTCAATTCCCTACAGGTGCAATGGGGAGTTAGTTTATCGGTAAAACATACGGTTTACATCCGTAGGTGAATGGTTCGACTCCATTACTCCCTACCAATTCTTTTTTTATTACCAAAAGTTTTGGTTTGACTATGACAATTAGGACATAATATTCTCAAATTTTCTAATCTATTGTCATTTCTAATTCCATTAACATGATCTAATTGAAGAGATAAAGAATGACCCATATGATTTCCATTATTTTTACAAACATCACAACAATATTTTAATAGTCCATCTTTAATTAACCTGTGTTTCAAAGAAGTGGTGCTATTATATTTAGAATTTTTAATTAAAATCTTATCGTATGGAATTTTATTTTTAAACGCATTAAATTCTTGGGGTTTTTTAAAATGAGAAATATCAACATTATCTTGCTCTATTCTTCTATTTAAAATTTTAAAAGATGCCCCACTAGCCAGCATGTTTATTTTTCGAAAAAATTCTTTTCTAGAAAAAGATTCTTTAATAATTTTTTTAAATTCTTCTAAAGATAAAGAATCAATATATGATGGTCTTTTGCTCTTAGAAATATTTTTTCTAGTATTGTGCAAATTAAAAGGAGAACACTTAAAACAAAACTTTCTTGAATAACAATGAATTTTTTTATTATTTACATATTGAATACAGTCAAATAATTGATTACAATTGATACACTTTTTTTGTTTCATATTAATATTTACACTTTAATTGATACAAAAGTAATAAAAATATTTAAAAATACTAAATTAATACTTTTAAGCAAATTATTTACTATTTAAAACTTTTGATAAATAATATCAAGGGGATGTAGCTCAATTGGTAGAGCAAGACCTTTGCAAGGTCAAGGTTGCATGTTCGAGTCATGTCATCTCCAAGTTTTTAATTCTTGTCTTTTATTAAAACTCTG